TACAATTATCCCAAGTGTTGTTATCTAACTCAACTACTTCTAAATCCATAACCTCTGGTGACATTGTAAAGTCATCAAACATATCTGAATCAAAACCCATACCAGGAAGTGGTTGAGCAATGGTTTCTATTTGTGCCATTTTTTGGTCACGCATATATTCATCTATACGATTAAATTGACCAAAGTAATCATTAAATACTTTAGCACATTTTAAAGCTTGTTCTTTAGTTAGGGTCTTCATTATTCATCACTATTAACATTAATATTGGTATACTATAACACACTCCGATATATAAGGCAAGTAAAAAAAATTCAATCATTTTAATAAATGTTTTGCACTAATCGGAAAATGGTCTTTTAAATGTTTATCTATATGTGTGGCTATTACTCTGGTTTCTTCCTGTGTGTCTTCTTTGATTCGCAAATTTACCACTCTTGCAAATGCCATTAAACTACCAGACCAATACCACTCTGTCATCATATTTTGAGGTAAAATCATTCTAGCCATTTCTGGTGCTATTTCTGATTCTAACATATCATTATATAATTCTTTTGACTTACTAACAAAGTCTGTAATATCATATTCAACTTCTTCATTACTAGAACCTTGTTTTTTATTCTCTGCTCTTTTACGCCACATAAAAGGTATATAAAATTCAGGTTTATCATCTACATATCTTCTACTGACTTCATTCCAAACTAAACCAACTTGATGTTTTACTAATTGTCTTGCAACAAATATAGGTGCTTTGATTAAGAATTGTAAACTAGTATGGCCAAAAGGAGACCAATGGTCGTGTTCGGCCAAATACTTAATTAGTTTCTCATCTTTTTCATCTAGTAATTCTTTTCTTTTGGCGAATGATACCCTAGCAGCGTTAACTACTGATAAATCACTACCCATTTTATCAATTAATTGTACGTTCATATTTCATTTCCCCAATAATCCCAATTGTCGTAAGGTTTTTTTCTAGCAAATAATTCTATATATGGTCCTTCTACAAGTCTTTCTATTTCTTTATGCATTAATGGTTTCTTTGAATGTTCTTCTCTTTGTGAAACTATTAATTGTTTTACATCTTTATGAATTCTTTTTGGTTTACCTTTTGTTGCAAGTAAACACATTTCTGGATTGCCTCTAGTCCAATAACCTAATCCGGTAAACATACCCATATTAGTTTTATTTGTTTTCGCCCAAGTAAAACCTACGGTCTTGTATTGAAAACCCCAGGCTTCTATTACATCAAATGCAAGGTCTAACATAGGGTCAATAACCCACATTAATAAAACTGAATTGTCAGCAGATATATCCTTTACAGGTAGATTACAAATATCTAATAACTCCATACAATTATAGTGTTGATTAGGATTTCTACCCTCACCTTTTTTTGACCTTGATTTAAAATACCAAGGTGGGTCTGCATATATCACACCATATTTTTTATTTGGAAATGTCGTATTCAAAATTTTGTGTCTCTTCACTTATGTTAATTTGTTTAGCACCATTCTTAATATGAAAATGTGTGGCCATTGGTGTTAATGGTGATAAGGTTACCACTCTTTGAAAATGATTTTGTTTTGCCCATTCACCCAACTTATTAATTATCTCTTTGCCTGCTCCTCTTTTTCTTGACCATACGGTATATGCAACGACAATTTCACCTCTTTGGTTTTCTTGATTGGCTGCTTGTGACATATAATCCATTTCTCTAACCGTAAAAGGTACTTCAGGACATAACGCTACACAAACTATTGCCTCTATCTCTTCATTATATTTTAGACCAAATATTTTTCTGCCGTTAGTAATTCTAAAACCTAACGTTAGTTCAGGTCTTACAGGATCCTCCGATACATCAATATCATCTAGTTCAACTAATTCTGTACCTTTGACCCATTTAAAAAAGTCGTCTATGTTATCTTTAAATTTTTTCATCCAAAAAATGCCTCCAATGTTGCCTTTGGTTCGTGTTCCCAACCTATAGCCTGGAGAATAAATCTCATAGGGTCTAAAAAGGTCTTCTCAAATTGTGTTTCATAATCTACGTATTGTTTTAATTTAAACTCCGTAGGTAAACTAGTTATATAACTTATAACATCAAACTTAAAAGGATTTGCCTCTATTAGTTTAATAAACTTAATCTTGTCGCCTTCTTGTATGTAAGGAAACTTATTTTGTAAACCAAACTCTTTTATTTGGTGGTTATATATCAACGCACCTTTGACGTGAATTGGAGTACCTTTGATAAAAATACTATTATTATCACGGTACTTCCTCAAGTTATTACAACTTCTAGGAAAAGCAATTGCCTCTGGTGGCAATTCTTTAAATTCTTTTTTAAAATCTGCAACAAAATCGTGTAGTTCGCCTTCACTTTTACCCATAATGATTTTAATTGCGTCTTTAATTTTACCTCTACAAACCTGTGGTGTTGATGATTTAACTGCCTCAATACCCATAAGTTTAAGTTTAGGGTTAGCAAGTCTAATGTTTTCTTCATCAATAACATTTAACATATATCTTTTCTTTGCAACCCATATACCTTTATTGGCAATAACTTCTCGTTTCATTACCATTGCATTTTTAAAAGCATTTGAATAGTCGGCTAATTCTGCAAAACACTTTTCAATATAAGGTTCTAATTTATTATCACAAACTTTACCAATGAAGTCTGTAATCTGGTCGTTTGTTTTATCTTTACAAGTCTTCTCTACCAGTTTATCTAAACATACATAGATTGAATCTGTATCAGACGCCACAATATAATCAACCTTATCTTTAGTTTGTAATATTTGATTTAGATATGTATTCATTTTTTCTTCAATGAAACGAATAATAAACTGACCTGCCGTGGTAATACCACTTGCCTGTCTTACATCATAGTATCTAAAGTATTGGTTACCAACTGCACCATAAGCTGAGTTTAAGGCAATCTTTCTTGCCCATTGTATATTATGACAACGTGAAATTTCTTTTACAAGTTTAGGGTCTTTTGTTTTTTGATATTCTTTTTTAGCCTTTAACATTCTGTTCTTGTAGATAACACGTTCATTGTACATTGTTTCCATCATTTCAGGTAAAAAACCTTGACTATCATTTTTAAACATTGCACCATTTGGTGTTAAACAAGCACCTTCAGTTTTTAAGAAATCTAATGGTGTATTTGATAACATTTTATTTACAGATACACCTTTACTAGACGAGCCGATAATTTTCTCCGGTGAAATATTATATTGTATAATAATATGTGGATATAGTGAATTAATATCAAACGACACAATCCAATTATGGCCGCCTAGTTGAGGTTCTTTTACGTAAGCGCCTTCGTATTTTGTTTCTTTAGAGTGTTCTTCTCTAGGTGGTACAGCTATGTTCTTTTTCATCAAGTGGTTTGCAATTAAGGTATCCCAAACTCTTACTTGCGAAAAGATATCATCATAGTTGACTTTAGATTCATATGCAACGGTCAATGATAAATCAATAAGACCTAACTTATCTTCTAATGCGTCAACAATTTCTACGTCTTGAATATTATAATCTACAAACTTTTGAAAATCTTTTGTATAGAAGTCTTTAAATGTTTCATAAGGATTTTCATTCTTATTCTGACCAAGTTCTAATTCGCCAATAAAATCTAATCTATAACTCTCTTGTCTTGTTGGTATAAACCATTTGTACAAATCAAGATAGTCTAACATTACAATACCAAATAGTTGATAGACGGTTTGTGGTCTGCCTCTTACAACAATCTCTTCACGATTGATTAAGTTCCAAGGCGACATTCTGTTTGCAACTTTATCACCTGCAATCAATTTAATTCTATTCATTAAATACGGCAAGTCAAAGAATTTTGTATTCCAACCTGTAATAATATCAGGATAATTTTTTAACCAGAATTTCATAAACTCAAACATCAATTGTTTTTCGTCTCTACATCTGATATAGGTAATGTCTGTTCTTTCTGTATGAAAGTCGCCAACACCCCAAGTTAGTATCTGTTTATTAGATTGATTTTTTACCGTGATACACAACAACTCTTCAATAGGATTTTCTACATCTGGAAAACCATTTTCACAGGTTGTTTCTATATCTAATGTGAATATTTTAATATGTTCTTTTGACCATTGTATGGCTTCTGGATAATTTTTACCAATGTATTGATAATGATAACGTTCTAAACCAAACAACGGCGATTGAGCACCGTAGTCTTTTCTAAATTGTCTAGCAGACCTAATATCATTAAAGGTAATAGGCTTTAAAAACTGACCTTGTAGATTTTTTATTTTAGTTTCTTGTTGTGATAAAGCGTAGAGAGTAGGACCAAAATCTATTTTATCTTTATAATCTTTTCCGTTTAATACACCACGAATAAGAAGTTTGCCTTTGTGTTCAATTACATTTTTATAAAAGTTCATTATCTCTCAATTCCACTTCAAGTCCATTATGTTTATCATTCAATTGTATTTGACAAGATAACCTACTTGTCATCCTATCGTAATCATCTTCAACTTCTAATAGCTCTGTTTCAAGACTATTATAATCTGCCGGTTCAATTTTGTCAAGTGTCTTTACGTGAACGTGACAAGTACCACAAGCACAACACCCGCCACAATCAGCAGGTATTTCTGGTATGTCTGCCTTTTTGGCAGCTTCCATCAAAGTAAAGCCCGGTTCTACATCAACTTTAATCCGTTCTTTACCATTTCTGATAAAGTAAACAGATATCATATTATAGTTTAGGCAGTTTTGTTTCTGTAATTAATCCTGGTGAGGCACTAATAATCTCACTTGTATGAGATTCGTAAGATTTAACAATATCACTTTTTGGATTAGTCATAGTAATAACTTTACTCTTGTTCAACCTAATCTCTTTATCTTCCGTATAAGGTTGCCAAGGTGTTAATACTAATTGAACAGGTTTTCCTGGAGTAGCCTGCATAGGTAAAATTGCAAATGGTTTTAGTATTTGTATATTCTCACCTGTTTCATCAATGATATTGCCAATTATATCTTCACCGGTAATTAATCGCAATATTTTTATATTTTTCATTCTATAATCCTATCACAAAGACTTCAATTAGTCAATGCTGTATTTGGTTGTTATAACGTATTTTCTTTGTGGATTGACCATAACGTTTAATCTCTTCATAAATGCACGGTCCAGTAAGATAGGTGTTCTATCTTCTCTATCATCAATAGTAAATTCTACATCTTTATAATAACCACCAGCAAACTCTACATCAAGTTTAACCACATATCTGGTTTCATCATAATCTCTTAATCCACCTACTTTGATTTCTTCTTTACGAATAATATCACTTGTAATAGTTTTACCTAATAAAGACCAAGTTATTTTTTTACCATTTATTTTATATTTGTCCGAGTGTATAACTGGCATTCCAGAATTACCCGTATCAAATTTTGAAATTAATTCACCAAAAGGTTTTATGGTTAAAATTTCCTTAAAACCACATTCTGTTGGTACTGAATATCTGTTTTCTCCATTGGCAAAATGTTGTATAACTTCTTTTGCAATGTTCATTTTAGTAGCGTCTTCAATGCCCTCTGTACCAGGCGAAGAGTTTACTTCAAGAAAATAAGGTGGTTCTTTTTCTCTATTCTTACTAGGTATAAAATCAACAGCAGTCCAATAACCACCAACTGCCTTTGAAGCCTTTAAGCATTCTTCTATTTCTAATTCTGTTAATTTAATATTTTCTGGTTTAGAACCTTGAGAAACATTTGACCTAAAATCTCCTTCAATTACAGGTCGTTTCATAGCCGCTAAAAATTTACCACCTAATATATGTACTCTAACATCATAATCTGTTTTAATATATTCTTGTATTAATAAATCTGCGTCTTCATCTTGTTTATGTATAAGTTGTACAATAGAATCTAAACCTTTTGCACTATCAACAAATAATACACCAACACCTTTACTACCTCGTAAGGTTTTCATAATTAAAGGAAACTCAATTTCTGCTTCTTCAACCTGTTGATTTGCTTTTTCGGGGTCGTTAATTAATTTTGTTTTTGGTTGAGTTAAACCATAGTCTGCAAGTCTTAATGCTGTTCTATATTTGTCAGCACATATATTAATTGTAGTTCTAGGA